ACACAGTGTCAGAATCAACTTCTAATGCAGTTGTTGGTGTAAATGCAGCCGAGTAGCGGGCCACAGTA